TAGCTGCATGTGTAATCATTGTTGCACCGACTTAGCGCCACGGCGGTAGCCCATTTGTGTGCCAATTTTCTTGCCCTCGTTAAAGCCTTTTGCGTAGAAAATCACGGCGGTAATTGAGGCTACGATAAGCATATAAATTAAAATCTGTATCTCTAAAACTGTACTCATTGTCTTACGCCCTTTGATAAGGCCGATACGATCTAAACCCTGAGAGCTTAGCCCGGCTCGGCAGTTAGTGGTACACCATAAGGGTAAAGCCACCCACCGACAATATGCCTACGACACGCTGGGAGGTGTTTCCTCTTTGCGAGATTTAGACTTGAGCCCGTTACTAGCTAACACGCCACCCAGGGAACCAGTAAGGAAAACTGTAAGAGTAGTAAGCAGGTCAATAAATGCCCTGTCATTAGGAGCTTGTGCACTTACCGGTTGAGTTACAAAGATAAGCGCGTAAAGCATCCCAAACACCGACATAGCAAAAACCACAGCTAAGGTCATACCAATAAAAACTATGAGGCGAGCGTGTAGTTCCTCAGGGCTTAAACGGCTCATAGATTTCCTCGGGTATAAGGTCTTTTGTGCACGTACCAAGTACCTCACAGCTCGGCGGCTGGCACTCGGGCTTACTCCAATTTTCGTACTCTTGGCACTCATACCTTACCCATCCTTGATAACCGCACCCCGATAGGAGCAGACTCCCCAAAATCGCCCCTATCAGGGCTCGCATTAGTTAGCGCCTACGCCGAATTGCTTTTCACTAGGTGAAAGAGCTTTAAGCAAAGGGCCTACTAGTCCAGCGATAAACGCATTAGCTAGTGTTTTTGGATCAGTAATGCCTGAGAGATAAAGGGCTCCCACGCAACTAATAGCAGCTCTCAGGTAAGAGAGGCCTGCCGCTTTCAATTGTTCGCTCATTGTTTATTTACCTTATCTAGCCCTAATTTAGTTATGAGTTGTTTTGCTTTATCCGGGGTAATTGCTACCTCGAAATGCATTTCATCCTTACGGTTTACGTAATCGCCACCCCACTTAAGGCCGTATTTTTTTGCCAGTGCTCGGATCATTGGCACCTTTTCGTTTGGAAAAGTACCTACCTTCCCTAGCGCGTGTTTAGTAGCGTTTATATCTATGGCAGTACCGGAGGAGTGGCAGCTCAATTTGTCCTCGCTACCGCGTACCATCCTGTAGGCATAACTCCAGTCATCGAATACGCCGCCCTCTACAGGCTCGATAAGCGTATGAAACTCGGCAGTAAAGCCGGCTAGTAATGGGCCGCACCCCTCAGCGCATCGCAGCTTTAGGTTTGTACCCTCGACCTTGTAGCTCGTGATACGGATTTCCTCCGGATCCTTTGAGGCAGGCCAGCCGTTATAGCTTGTTTGCATTTTGCTTAATCATTTCATCATAAGTAGTTTTAAGCATTGAGGTAAATTCCCCGTTGCCGTGGTCAATAATGACGTGTTCTGCGCCAAGTTCATCTGTAAAAAAAGTTACATCAGACATTAGAGTTCTGCTCCAAATCCTAGATAGCCGCCAGTTGTATTCTGTTTAACAAAACAAAATCTGTTTGTGGTCATACCCGATGAGTTAAATTGAACCCCGATGCTTGTCGCGCTTGTAATGGAAATAATGCTCGCAGTTGTGACGGCGGTTGTTGTGCCATTCATATCAGTCACACTTAAAGCAGCATAATCAAGCGTTGTTGGAACTACTCGCATTGTTACAGGTAAGGGAGTAAAAGCAAAAGCAGCACCTGATGTAACAATATAACCGCTGTTTGCTAGTAATCCATCTGATGCAGCGGAGTTATTAGTTCTAAAGTAATACCTTTGACAGTTTGCAAGTTCACCCTGAATAGTTCCACCAGCACGGCTAAAGGTTGTTGGAGTGCTGCCCAATTCAACCTGTACTCCTGTAATTTCGTAATAATCTGCTGCACCTGCCGTACCTACTGGGGCAAACTCCGTATAAATTCCAATTTCCGTAGTAGCCGCTGCAATAGTGGCTGTTCCGCTAAATCGTTGCCACGTTGTTGTAAGTGTTGGAGTAAGTGTTATAGGAATAGCCTGAGCAACATATCCTGTAAGTAAAACATTTTGGTCTGTTCCTGTACCAGTTCTTAGGCTGATAGATATTTGACTAGATGCTCCTGAAAAGTTTGCGCCCTTGCGAGCATAAAAAGAAAAAGTAACCGCTTTACCAGCCATAGGTATTGAATTAACTGACTCTAAACTATTGCCTGAATAAATTGTAGTTGTAGATGTATTTCCTGAGTCACGCGATACGCGAGTGCAATATTGGATGCTTGGTAAGTTAGTTGTATCGTTTGTTACTTGTCTAGATACCGTGCTCCCTGCTACTGCTCGGTAATACTGCCAGCGGTCTGCGGTGTAAGTTCCTGTACTTGGTACAAAAGATGTGCCGCGTTGCCATATATCCATACCGCCGTTAATGATGGCATTTTTACCTGCTTGGTAAGAGAGTGTGCTGCTAGTAAGTAGGTTAATTGTGCCGTTAGTATCGTTTACATCGGATGCTGAATAGACATCTCCATCCGCGTACGAAACTTTCGTGGGCCATCCAACAGCCATTATGTAGCCCTCCTTAGGGTTTTAGTAGTTAGCATCTATGAGCGCCTCCTCAGTAGTAAGTGTTGTATCCCAGCTATTAGCCGTAATATCGTGAGCAATACCCTGGCACTGCAGGGTTTGAGTTATGACCGTGCCTGCTTGGCCATAGTTGGTAATTTCCATAGTGTCAAAATAATCTAGGCTGAGCGCCGCATCTACTCCAGTGGTATAGCCAAGGGTTACAAGATCTAGGGTTATCTGACTAATAGTTAAAATGGCATCTTTACGAGCCCCTACGTAGCTAGTTGCTAGACTGAGCGCCACCCCTGTGGTCTGCATTAACATAGACTCGGCCGTAATGGCTCGCGTAAAGTATTGAGCGATAGAGGTTGCATCCTCGTAAGTCTGTGTAGCTAGTCCAATAGGGGTAACACTGGCCTTGTTCACTATGGCTTTATCATTAAAACTGAATTGGATCTTTGAGTAATTTATACCTGTTACTCCATCGTTATTAAACTCGATAGGGGTAACGCTTTGTGCATCGTAACAAAACGTACGGTTCTTAAATACTGCGTTACCTGCTCGGTCAATGTAAAACGCTCCGGGCCCTTCTGTGAACTCGACTGTATTGCAGGCATCTAGCACCGTGCGGTTTCCACCCGGATCTACCTGGCAGGTTGTGTTGCCTGTTTGTATCGAGCGCTGAGAGTTAGGAAAGGAAACCATGTCCAAAATCTTATTTATTCTTGTGCCTGTATCTTGTCCGGCAGTAGCGCCAGTGACAGTAGTTACATTTGAATTGTAAAATAATCTAAACGCATCGTAGCAAATTAAATCAACAAAACCTGTCACCGCATTTTGCGGGTAGGTGTAAAGGAATTCTGTAATGTAACCAGCGAAGATTGGATACAAAGTGCCATTAAAATCAGCTTGTATTTGTATTTTACGTAAAGGTTGAATATCAGGGTAGTAGGGTGAGCTAGTATTTTGGGGGTCAAAGTAGCCTAATTCATCATTGATTCGCACGGTCGCGGTAGCACTGAGGTATTTGTCTTGCAATACGTTACGGCTGCGGCGCGTAGAAATCTTTAGTACATCTGCCGATACATCAACGATGTCAGGTACAACAGTGCCAAGCTCTGCAAAACCTAGCTGCCCGGTGCCAAGTACTAAAACGGTGCCAAAACTAGCGCCTTGGGTCAGATTGAGTTTCACTATTGGGGTAGCTGGTAATACTGCCATTTAATACACCGTTGAATAATTGATAGGGATGCCTGAGGCTTGATTGTTGTAGATGCCTTGAGTTATTGCATCGACTAAATCGCGCTCTGTTGTGACTGATCCTGAAACATTAACTGTTACATAGGTGCTACCCATGCCGCCCATATTGCTTAGAGGTATAACAGCTTCAGGGCCAGCTTCTCCAATAAGAGCCATAGTTGGATCAGTAACAATGCCGCCTTTAGCCATTGTGGCAAAGGCATCGTTTTTATTAAGTTTGTTTACAAGCGCCTGGCCAGTAAGGGTTGATTGGTACATGTCAGGGCCAAGATAAGCGCCCCCTACATAATTGTTATTAGGACTTCCTATAGAGGTAGCAGGAGGTTTGATATTGGCCAGGGCTAATAGAGCCGCTAAGGCTGCGTTTAAGGTAGCAAGCCACTCTGCAAAGGGGTTAGGTATGTCATTAAGCGAGAAGGCAGCGCCACGCAAGACACCGAGTAGAGCCGCATCCTGGGTAATCATGGCTGCAAACTTGGCCGCGCCTTGTACGTTACCTTCTGCGATAGCCTCTTCAAGATCCATAATCTCGGTCTTAAGCCGGATGCGTACACGATCTTCTTCAGTTTGTTTATTCATGGCCGCAGCCGCTAACTGAATACGATCCATGTCAAAGATTTGATTAGCTTTGTTAAGGAAAGCTGAAGCCTTCTCCAATGCAAGTTTTTTGGCATTTTCGGCGGCTATTTTCCTAGCTGTATCTAATCGAGCCTTTTCATAGGCTAGTAATTGTTTGGCTCGCTTGGCTGCATCGGCTGCGGCTTGTGCGGATTGACGGCGCTCACTTGGGCTGAGCTGCGGTATTAATTTTGTTTTAGGTTGAGATGTGGCAGGTTTCTTAAAGAAGCCGGATGGATCACCTGTTACCAGTAAATCCGCGTACTTCTGTGTACCTTCAATAAAGGCCGCTAGAGATCCGGCTGCAAAATCTAAAGGTGCAGTAATTGTCTTAATTAGCTTCGCGGTTTCGCGTGTAAACCGGGCAGTGTTATTGGCAGCCTCAGCCATTGAGTCTGCAAGATCCTGGGTAGTTTTATCTCCTGATAAGATTTTTAAAGCATCAATGAGGCCTTTGCCGATAACCTCTTTAGCCTGTGTAGCGTTTTCTGCAAGTACAAGCATCTGCCCGGAAAATGTTCCAGCCGCCGCTGCCGCTGATCCTTCCATGCGCTTGTCAATTAAAGTCAAAATTTCATCAAAGGATTTAGATTGCAGCTCTGCCTTTGTCAATCCTGTGTTGTATTGATTAAGCGCCTTGCGATTACCCAGGTAAGCCTGGCTCAATCCCTTAGCGGTTTCTGTGATGCTAATGCCTGTATCGGCTGAAATGTTCAGCGCGGTATTCATTAGTTCTTGTGACTTAGTAACCGAGCCTGTTGCACTAAGCAGGGATTGCATAGCAGGCACGGCTTCGCCACCTGTTACGCCGTAAAGTCTGCCAATCTCTTTTATGTAATTTGTAATAGCAGGGCTGGCAAAGGATAAACCTAAATTCTTTAAACTGTTATTAAGCAGTACTGCCTCACGCTGAGAGTTAGAGAAGGCTCTTACCGATGCTTTACCAAATTGGACTACCTGTTGGACAGAGAAAGCAATACCAACGGCAGCGCCTAGTTTGTTGAGAGTTTTTGTAAAGCCGTTAATATCTTTACGAGCAGAGGTTAAGCCTTTACCAACATACTCAGATACTACGTTAAATTTAAGATTAGGTAGCACTGCCATCATGCGGCCAATACATAAGAGGATTTATTAAATGAAGTGCCAACATTAAATGCTGCGATGTTTTTGCTTACAGCTTTAATTACTGCATCTTGTATCTTGCCTTGCGACTCATAGCCTGCTCGATAAATCATGCGGCCTCTTTCTTTCTCGCCATACAAAGGCCCCATGCGGCTAACAAAGTGTTTACCGGCTTCAGGGTTATTAGATCTGTACTTTTTCTTAGAAGGCACCTTTGCGCGCCCGGCTGTTTCATAAATGGCACCGGCAGCCGAAGCGTTATAGATGTAGTACAAAGCTCTAAAGCCTTGTTTGTTTCGTTTACTAGGAGCTTGGGAATACTTGATCCCTTTAACTACGGTGGCCTGGTCATACAAAGGAAATAGCCTTACTCGGCCTTCTGTGTTAAATGTCCTAAACATAGAGTTACGAGCCGTAATAGTTTTACCTGGGCTATTTTCAACCCAGTTATAAAGGCCGCTTCCAAGCTCGTTAGCACTAGGAGCATACGCGCGCGCCTTATCCCGCAGGGGAATCATAATCCCGCGGATCTCTGTATTCATTTGAGCCAATAGGTCAGGATCAAAACGCCTCATAGCTTTAATAGTGTCGAGTACGCCGCTTACCTCTACTGGCATTTTGCGCTTCCTTTGCTCGATCGTTTAATACAGCTAATAAGTTTCTGAACATCTCTATATCTAAATCCAACAAATACTGGGGCGGGATGTGGGTTTCAATAGCTAGTTGAGCTACTAAATATCCGAAACTTCCCCGCCCCACTATTGCGAAGGGAGATCATCCATAACTTCGACCTTACTCAATCCATCTAAGAATTCAGGGCCAAAAACAGGAACAGTTTCTCCGCTTGCGCGAAGGCACTCATGTGAAAGCCAATAGAGATGAGTTTGCATTTCTTCATCCCTAAAACATTTCATAAATCCTTTTTTAGCGTAAAGTTCAAAGGCGTACTCGATACGCGGTGTAATTTGATGTTCACTTACACTGCCATCGGCCCTTGTTATTTTGAGTCTTGCCATTGTATGCCCCTTTGTTTTCTATTACGATGTTGTGATTACGATAGGTGAATTACAAGTAAATGTAATCGATTGAGTTGCAATATCAGAAACGGCTCCATTTATATCGGTAGTATTGTTTACCAAAATCGTAGTCGAAAATAAAGGATTTGTTGCTGATACCGCTGCGCTTGTAGCTTTTAATGTTAGTGGCACTGTTGTACCCCATGCAGCTTGAAGAGTTGCGTTTACATTAGCGGCGGCTGTATCGCTAAAGAAGTCAAGTGAAATGGTGCTAGCTTCCAAACCTTTTACAAATTTGTGGGCTGAATCTCCAAAACTTGTGACTTCCAATTCGTCAAATGTTCTATTAATTGTGGCGCTTGAGCAGTGATCACTTAGCGCGACACTATTGAGAGTCACCACAACGTTGTTATTTAAATATATTGCCAATTTTTATTCCTCTGTTTTCTCGATAGGTGCGGCTGGTGCTTTCGTTTCTTTCTTCGGTGCTTCAGTTATCTGACCAACTT